CAGCGTAGACACTTTCTCAGACGCTTCTTGCGCTTTCTCTAACGGGTCAAAATCGGATTCATAGTCACCTATCTTCATCGTTATCCTCTTGACCGTACATATCACCGCCAAAGATTTGAGTCTGTCCCGAGTTGATTGGTGCGTTTTCGACTGCGATTTGCACAGCGTCTAAACAGTCGTCGTGCGTTCCATCAGGGAAAGCAAGCCATTCATTTACAAAGTCTTGCCATCTGTCGTCTCCCCAATCCAGCATTTGTATTGTTTCATTACCGAAGGGGATGGACAACTGAATGAGTCTATCTTCTTTGTTGTCTGTGTTGTAGGTTTTGGAAACAGGCAGGCCCATTTCTTTAGCTTCTTGGAAGAAAAACCGCTGACTCTGATTGCTTTCAATAATTATGTTAGCCCTATCGGCCTCTCTGTGGATTCCATCAAGCCACTGTAAGCCTTCTCTCAGCGTCATTCCCCGCTGTCGTCGCAAGTCCACTAAGTAACCGTCACCGTGTACCGGGTCGACGGCCAACACTGCCGCCGCCCAATAGTCGGAATCCTGTTGTCGGGCCTTAGTCGCGTCGGCTTGAACCCCAATATCCACGCCGATATACATATCCATACTTCTATCAGGGACGGCAGACGGCTTGACGTAGTTGAGCATATCTTTTGAGAGTACACCACTCCCAATCTCAACAAACTGTCCCTGAACCTCTTGGGCGGCTATATCCTCCGGCATATCTTCAGACATAGCATCAACATAGTCACCCGGGAGTTCTGTGTTTGCACCCGTTGGAATGCCGACAATGCTCATCGTAGTCCCATTGGTGTATTTTGTGCCGGGCTTAGTGTATGTCTCGTCCTTGGGAATGTTCTCACCAAAGAACTCGTAAGTGTGATTCTTACCCTTCGGTGTGGTTGTAACGTAGAGGTTTCGGTAATTGCCAACCCGAAGACGCTGCATAAGAATCTCCCTTGCCCGTGGGTTGATTTTCGCACTCTCATCCAGCCACGACCAAGCTAAGTTGAGTCCCGCTAATCGCTCAATTGTCTTTTTGTTATCCGCACTCAAGAGTAAGGCCCGACTCCCGCTTGGCGTATGTATCCCCGGTTCATCTGAATATGCAGAGTTGTATTCCCAGTTAAACGGGGCGTCAAACAATCCCATATTACGCATTTCAGGTATGATTACGTCGATAATCATACGCCGCGCAGGTGCAACAATCGCACCCATTTTCCCCCGATTCCAGTCTTCAAGGTTCGCAACTGTGCGGGCTATCCCTGCATAGGTTTTCCCTGCGCCAACCCCGGAGATGAAACCGAGATACTTATGTGTGGTATCAGTGGCAAACTCAGCCTGATATGGCTCTAAGTCGCCAATCCTACTCGTCTTTGATGCCGAAGATTGGGCCATCGTGTTCTATCTCATGTTGTTCTGGTTCTTTATCTTCAAATCCTCTGTCTTCAAGCCAGCCATTCCAACTGTCTAAGGCTCTGCGGGCTTTCTCATAATCGCCATTATCCATATGCTCTTGCACAATGCGACGATAGGCAAGGTCAGACGCTTGTGTTGCGTCTTCCCCGATTTTATCCCCATACCAGTCTTTAATCCGGTCAAAGTCCTTAGCGATTTGCTGGCGAGTTACGCCGTATCTCTCCCCGAGTTGCGTGTAATTGAATCCCCACGGGTGGCCCTTGCGCTCAATTAACTGTAGAATTTCGGCCCGTCGCTCGTTGTACGTGTATTCTCCGGGCGGCTTCTGGTCGGGAATTGGGACTTGTGAATAGTCTGTCATCGTAACCACCTGTAACTGTTATTCATTAGTGTTCACATCCGCTTTTGCTTGTCGCTTGGCTTCCCCGATACGTCGCTCTATTATCGGTTGATATGCGCCTTCTTCGTCTAACTCAAATCCGACGTAATCTCGGTTGTTCTGGATGGCTGCGACGGCGGTGGTGCCGCTCCCCATGAACGGGTCAAGGATGGTGTCGCCCTTGTCTGTAGTGGCTTCTATTGCTTGATTCACTAATTCAACAGGGAAAGGGGCCGGATGCTCCCCGGTCGCTTTTGACTCTACCGTGTATCCCATAACAGGGAGGTAACTCCAGACGCTATCGTTTCCGTCGTCGTTCAAAGGCGGTGCGTCGTCTGTTGCGAAGTGGAAGATATACTCCCAATTATGGACGAATGCGCCCTGTTGTTGGTGGTGTAGGGAGTGGGCGGGAGTGGCATGCTTCTTGTCCCATATGATTGTAGATTTGAGTTCGAACGGTTGGGACATTAGGTCGGGAAGCCAACGCATCGCCGGGGGTATTCCCGCCGCATTATCCAACGCCACCCCATAGTTAACGAATATGTGGCCGTTGGGAGAGGTAACACGGGCCAGTTCTCCGAACACGTCTGATAAGAAAGTCTCAAACTCTGTGTGTGTCTTTCCGTCTTCGTAGGACACCGCCGCGCTTGAACGGGGACCGGGGCTTTCCTTGCCGATGTTGTACGGCGGACTCGTAAACACCATATCCACGCTGTCGTCCTCCAACCGCTCGCGCATTCCCTCGACGCAGTCCTCAAAATACACGCTATGCTCGGGGTCATATTCGTATTCCGGGCCTACCGAGTTATCCACCCGGATTTCTGCTAACAATTCGTCTAAGTCTTCATCCGCTGCATTGGTGAGTGTTTCAACTTCTTCCGTGTAGCCTTGGGATAGAAGTTCATCATACTCTAATGCGTCCCGTTTCTTGTCGTGTTCGCCGTGGATTTTGTTAAGCTCTTGTCGCCACAGCCTTCGGGTTGCGTCATCTATGTCAAACTGTCGAACGGGGATTTCTTCTAACCCAATTTCCTCAGCCGCTCGCCAGCGGTGTTCGCCATCTGCGATAAGGCCATCTGTGTTTGTGACAATCGGCCCGCCAAGCCACCCGTTTTCTCGCATCCGGTCACAGAGTAAACCAAACTGTTCATCCGACATCTCGTTGGGATTATCGCCGTCTGTCTCTAATGCGTCAACTGAAACAGTCCCTTCAAACTCTGGTTGGGGGAGTTCTCCTAATTCCATATGTAGTATGTCGTATTCGTGTGTTTAAACACTGTCGGTGGCCCGTTCTATCGCTTCGTGTTTCTTTGTCTCATAAAATTCCTCGCGTTTCCCAACAGCTAAGATACGCAAGTGCGGCAAGTCTAAGTCGCCCAAGGCTCTGTAATTGCCAGCCCGGAATCTAAAGAGTCCGTCCGTGTTTCTGAGTGGTTTGACGTTAGAATGGCTGGTAGGTTGTTGCAGTTTCGAGGCTTGCTTGAATTGCTGGATGAAGGTACTACGAGGCTCTTCGGGAATACTGTCTAACTCTTTTTCTGCGGTTTCGTGTAAGATGATTTCGTACTGTTCTCCCATAGGAGAGAGATACGAAAACAAGTCGGAAAAAGATACCGCTACGCTACACTTCTACGGGAATCGGTGTATACCAGTTATTTTCATAGGAGTTGGTATCACTCTCTACGTCAAAGGCTGTCGGCCCGGTATCACCACAAGCCGGGCAAGAGTGGCCTTTTGGTTGTTCATAGAGTGCTGTGCAATTCCGGCACTTGTAGAGTCTCATTGCCAATCCCCCACGTTAACCACTGTGTCGGTTTCAATCCACTCGCCTATATTATACCCCATATACCGATGGGTCTGGCCGTTATCATAACTCTCTACCACCATATCGGGGAGTTCACTCATCATAGTTCGTTAGTTGCTCTGCTATTTTGTCGTTAATCGCTTGGAATCTGTTTGCTTGCCCTTTCATATCTTTATCCATGTATCCACCTTTTGTATAGCCGAGTGCTTGGCAAATATCCATCCACTCTTTGAACGTGAGTGAAACGGTATATTCGTTAGTCATTGTTCTCTGGTTGCATATTCCGCAAGTCGTCGGCTGTATTGTGCAATCGGCTAATCGTTTCGTTGACCTTCTCGACTACCTCTGTGGGATTATCGCCTTTCACTTTCACGTCTATTTTGTCTTCGTCTCTGGTCCCCGTCCCGCGTTTGACCTTGGTTTTCACAACGATTTTATCCGCGCTTTCGCTCACTTTCCACTCCGGAACAACTTGTTTACGGGTGTCTTTTTGAATATCGTCAGTCATCGTATCCCTCTTGTTCATATCGCTGTAGTTCTCTACGCATAGCTTCCCGAGCGAATCGGGCTTCGCTCATTTCCTCATTATTCTCTACAATCTCTTCGACTTGCTCGCCCATCTCTTCGGGCATTGTGACGGTCATCTGTTTCTGGTTTCGTCTATCTATCATTGCACTACATTACAAAACAATAACGGCAAGGGTAATAAAACTATGGGACTACCGCGTTGCTTGCCTATGGTCAATCACTCGCTGGCATTCTTCGCAGTAATCATACGGGCCGTCAATTGTTGCGTTACACCGCCCACAGTCGTTTTGGTCAATCTCGTCATGAAATCCAGTCCAATTCTCATACCGCTTTTCGCACCAACTACATACGTCTAATTCCGGGTAAGCGTCTGCTGGCTTCTTATTTGCCGTGTCTAAATCCACATACGGACACATGGGATTAAGATGATGCTTATTAACGTAACTGCTGTTAGGTTGGACCCATATTACACTCTGTCTCATAGCGCGTTTTTGAATACCTCTTTACTGTGTGCTGTTCCGCAGTTCTTACACGTTCCAGTATTATTGTCCCCGCCCAAATCGGTCGGAATGTGTGCGCGACAGCCGCAGGGGAGTGTGTTCATCTCTTCGGCGCGTTGTTGAATGAACTCCCGTGCATCATCCCGAAACTCATACAGATTAACCGGCGAACAGTCAATATGCCGTCTATCAACTTTCTCAATGATGTTATTATTCTCTAATTGCAACATCCACTGTTGGGGAC